GTACGCCAGATATGTCGTTCCTGGGTATGATTTTGCCGCAATCCGCTCAACTGGTGACAAGGTCACAAGGGCTAGACCTTTTGCTGCAGCGTCAGCCAACGGGAACGTACGGGTAGTCCGCGGAACATGGCTATCTGACTGGCTAGACGAATTTTCGTCATTTCCAGAGGCCTGCGACCACGACGACCAAGTCGACTCTGCGGTTGGGGCATTTACGCATTTAACTGGGCTCGGGTTGCCACAGCGAGGAAGAATCGCTATAGTCGTGTGAGTTAACTATCCAAACCTAATAAGGAAACTACTAACATGACACCAGAAAGAATACTCGAAGTTCGTCGATACCTTCTTGCCCTTGGCGAAGAGCTTGATGAATACATCAACTCAAACCCAGAGACGCAAGATGCCTGCGACATTCTGTACGAAATGAACATGGTTAAACGGGATATCTCAACCGTTTACGATTCCTTCTCAGTATCCGTTGGACAACTAATCGCCGATGGAAAGAACATCCAATTAGGCAACGGCGGTGTGATTGAAAAGAAAAGCTCTTATGAGCGCCGTGCATGGCAACACAAAGACCTTGCAAGCGTTGTTGCTCAGAAACTTGTAAGAATGTCTGTAGACATTGACACTGGGGAAATAATCAAATCCCCCGAAGAGATTGCAATGCAGGTTCTTGACTACGTTCAACCTTCATACTGGAGAGTAAAAGAACTTTCCAGCCTCGGAATTAACGTGGATAACTACTGTGAAACAGGTGTACTAAAAACAAGCATTATCGTCAGAAAGGGCGACGCAAATGACAAGCAATAACATCTACCAAACTTTGTCCGAACCATTTCCAGCGGAGATGGAGAAGAGACTCAATAAGGGTGGGGCGAACCTCATCTACATTCCTGTAAGCGAAGTAATCAACCGAATGAACAAGGTTCTTGGAGTTGAGAACTGGTCATTCACTGTTCATAGCTGGCAACAACTTGGAACATCGATTGTTGCGCACATTCAGCTTCAGGCAAAAATCAATGGAGAAACTGTTCACCGCGACGGTGTTGGTGGACAGAAAATCAAACTGAACAAACAGGGCGAACCAGTCGACATTGGCGATGAAGTTAAAGGTGCAGTTTCCGACGCTTTGAAGAAGGCAGTCCAAACACTTGGTGTTGGGCTTTATCTTGCGCGAAGCGAAGACGCAATTGAGATTGAGCAAGTTATGGACAGCGAGATGGAAGCAGAGGCACGAGTGACACCTGAAGTTTCAACAAAGTGGGATAATTTCATGGGCGTCGCAAAGGGGCTTTCTCCAGAAAATAGAGAAAAGCTAAATGAGTACTGGAGCACGTACAGCAATGGACAGCCAAAGCCAAAGCGTGAAACAGTAACCGAAGATGCTCTTGACAAGTTGATTGCAGAAGCAACTCGTCTTTCATTCGGCGGAGACTATGTGGTTGTAGATGACAAGTGAGCTAAAGGCTCCTGACTACTTGTCACCATCTTCCATTGGGACATTTAAACAGTGCCCACAGAAGTTTAAGTTCAACAAAATTGACCTAATCCCAGACCCATCTAACCACTGGGCGGTATTAGGTAATTTTGTCCACGACATTCTTGAAGAGATGTATAAGCTCCCAGCTGAATTGCGGACACTTGCAAACTGTCGCCCATTAGCGAAACAGATATGGGATGAGAAGTGGGCGGAAGAAGCAATGAAAGTTGTTGACGGCTTTAAGGTCACTTACAAAATAGTCTCTCTTAGCGATGCTGAGGCGTTGAATAAATTTCGTTGGGCTGCATGGTTTTGTGTTGAGAATCTTTGGAACCTAGAGGACCCACAGAAACTTGAACCAACTGGCCTTGAATATGAACTAAATGGAGAGATAGCCGGAGTAAGGCTTCGTGGATTCATAGACAGATATAGCCAGACAGAAGGCAAAATGTCACTGACCGTAAGCGACTACAAAACAGGCAAGACACCAAAGTATGACCTAGACGAAAAGTTTTCTCAGCTTTTAATTTATGCAAAACTTCTAATCAACCTTGGCGTTGGCGATGTCGACAAAGTTGAACTTTTGTACCTCAAGGACGGAGTGAAACTCACGCGAGAAGTAACTCATTCTGAAATAGTAAAACTTGAAGAGATGATTCAAGAGACAAAGTCGCAAATAGATGAAAAATGCAGGACTGGTGAGTTTGAAGCAAAGACTTCGTTTCTGTGTAATTTTTGCAGTTACAAACGCATATGTCCGGCGTGGAGATAAAGATGATGCTCAATGATGACGCATTTGCAAGAATGGTTGCAGAGGAAGTAAAGAACAAACTTTCTCCGCTTCATAAAAAACAATTGATGGAGAAGGACAACTGGAGCAGATGGAGAGACGCGCTCCTTTTTCTTTCCGAGAACCTAAAAGAACAGATTGACGAGATTGAGTACGACGCACAAGCGGATGAGGCTAGATACACGGCGCTTGGCAGAGATGGCAGACGGCTTGCTATTGAAGCAAAAGCGGCATACGACTCAAAGCTAAAGAAGGTCAGTAGGTTTAAGTTCCACGTTGACAAGCGACTTGATGAAGTTGCTGCAATGATTGAAACTGGCGATGAAATATCTTCAGATGGATGGGAGCAAGTTGATTTCTACAAGAGAGCGATTGCCACCCATCGTGCAATGTTGAGAGACTACGACCTTGAAGAAACATCAATCGATAGGGCTCTCTGGGCGACCCTTGAAAGCAAGTGGGAGTTTGACCAGATTGACGTTGAGAATCTCTAACTAAGGTGAAACCTAGAAAGCCGCTCAAGAGAGGCAAACCGCCAAAAAGAGGCGCTCCCCCAAAGCGAACTGGTTCAATAAAGAAAAGAAGCAAAAAGCAATCTGAGCTTTATGAACTGCGGCGTCCATTTGTAGAAAAGATTCTTAGCGAACGACCTTTTTGTCAGGCTTGCAAAGTTTTTGCACAGCATGATGAAAAAGTAACTTTTACCCAAAAGAACAGTACGGACGTTCACGAAATAATTCGTCGCTCACAGGGCGGCTCGATACTTGATGAAGATAACGTTCTTGCGGTTTGCAGACCATGTCACACAAGAATTGGAAACTATCCACAGCTTGCTTTTGATTTAGGGTTAGCAAAAAGAAGTTGGGAAAAATAATTTATTATGTCTTTTTATTTGACACTTTCAGTATTTAAACTCAGTATAAACTGGAATTCCTTAGGACCGTTATAGGTGCGAAAGTCGGGTGGGGAAACTCACTCGGCTTTTGCATGTTCGGCATCATTTACTAGATTTTTAATTATAAATGCTTTACTATTTAGCTTTAATAAATAGTGTTACTCTTTTTTCATCTAGCCAATATCTACTCCGAGTGGAAGAAGGGCAGGTGGTCAAAAGGTCTAGTAGTGAAAGCTACGGCAAATCGAAGACTCGACTGTACGCCACCTGTGTCACTCGACAAACCCGCTGAACCGGCTAGGTGTTCGGCGGGTTTTTGCTTTTATGGATTAGTATCTGTCCGTGAATATCAATCTACTTGGGCTTGACCTCTCCTTGACGTCCACTGGGTATTCTCATAACGGTGATACGGGTGTCATCTCAACCAGTGAAAAGGGCGTCCAAAGGCTAAAGACAATTTCTGAAACAATTAAAAAAATAGTTTTAGAAAATGATATTGATGTTGTCATTGTTGAGGGTTATTCCTTCGCATCTCGCAGTGGGCAAGCATTTTCTATTGGGGAACTTGGTGGAGTCGTGCGGCTTTGCCTGTTTGAACTAGGCGTTCCATTCGTGGAAATACCGCCAACATGTAGGGCTAAGTTTGCCACCGGAAAAGGCAACGCTTCAAAGAACGAAGTAATTTCTGCTGTTTCTGCCAAGACCGGAATCGTATGGGGGAACCCTGGGGCAGACGACAAATGTGACGCTTGGATTCTCGAAGAGATGGCTCTTGCCTTTATAGAAAAACCGAGGTTTTCTTGGCCAGCAACGAATATGTCAGCCTTAGACAAAGTAGATTGGAGCCCACTACAAGTGAAAGGCAGTACATGAGAAGCGCACCTATTAGTCAAGTTGAAATTGAACAAGAGATGCTCAGGCTCGTTGGGGAACTAGAAAAAGAAACCGAAGCCTTTGAAGTCCTCGCCGTTGAAGCGGCCAAGAAAGAAGCAAGGTACAAGTCGAACTGGGCAAAGGAATACCTTGCTCGCTCTGGCTCAATCAAAGAGCGTGAGGCTTGGGCCGACTACAAGCTTGATGACGTCAACTACGAATATAAGATTGCAGAGGCTCTTGTTAAGACCAAAAGAGAAGCACTACTGTCTTTGCGAACATCAATAGATGCAATGCGGACACTTAACGCAAACGTGAGAGTACAGGTATGAACGGAATACATCCTTCTTTAAAATCGCTCGCTGTCGACATCGACACTCTTGACTATCTTGAGGGGAATCCGCGAATAGGAAATGTTGAAGCAATCATGGCTTCATACTCAGAGTTCGGTCAGGTTAAGCCAATTGTCGCCAAGAAAAACGACGATGGAACTGCAACTGTTATCGCAGGTAATCACCAACTTGAAGCAGCAGTCAATCTCGGATGGGAACAGATTGCGGTTATTTTCCTAGACGCCGACGACAAGAAAGCAATTGCTTTTGCTCTTGCCGATAACAGGACAATGGAGCTTGGTTATACAGAACCAGAGCTCTTAACCGACATGCTTCTAGAAATTAGCGAGTACTACCCAGACCTTCTTGATGGATTGGGCTGGGACGAATTCGAACTTGCATCAATGGAAAGCGACATGATAATTGAGCAAGCAAGAATGGATAACTCCGAAGAAGAGATTCCACAGACTAGAGAACAAATAGCAGAGCAAAAAGTTTACGACGATGCTGTTGACTCAATAAAGGGAATGGTTCAAAAAGATGATTCTGGAGAAAACAGAATCGTTGCCAATTCGAATCTAGACCATTCTGATATTGCTACGCGTGGCTCAACTATTGCAGTACCTGGCTCAGCTCCACAGGCAGCAGTTCAGTACACAATTGTTTTTGATAATGCAGACCAGCAGGCCCTATGGTACAAATTCATCAAGTGGCTGCGTTCTGACCCGGCTGTTGACGGGGACACCACGGCAGAAAAATTGATTAACTTCATAGACCCACACATGCCATGACCAGACAAAGAATGTTCTTGAACATTTCGTGCGTGGAAGCTGCGCGCCAAAGAATCAGACATGTCTACGACCAGTTCGACACTGTATGCGTGCAGTTCTCTGGAGGCAAAGACTCAACGGCTGCATTGTTATTAGCAAAGGAAGTCCACGAGGAACGCGGGCTGGGACCAGTAAAAGTCATCTTCAGAGACGAAGAGATGGTTAGCCCGAAGACGATTGAATATGTTGAAAGAGTCAGGAACTACGACTGGGTGGATATGGAGTGGTATTGCCTTCCATTTATTGCCGAAGTGTGGGTTCTTGGAAAGCGTGAACGAATCCTCTTGTGGGGTGCTCTTCGCGGGAGCGAGGGCAGGTGGGTTAGAGATATGCCACCATGGGCAATCAATGCTCAAACACTTGGATTGAATCCAGCCATGTCGCTTCCAGAGCAAACCGACTATTACACAATGCAGGGAAAGGTCGGCAACGTTGCCTTCATCACTGGTGTTCGTGCAAGTGAGTCAATGGTTCGTTATCGCTCAATTGTTCAGAAGCTTCATGAAAATTACATTGTTACTCCATACAAGCTAAAAAGAGGAATACCTCTTAAGTTCGCAAAGGTCATTTACGACTGGAATACGGATGATGTTTTCAAGTTCATAGTCGAAGAGCACGGTTCTGATTATTGCGAGTACTACGACCTTGCAGCTTTGACTGGCAGCAATACGCGAGTCGGTATCCCACTCCACTCCATTGCTATCAGAAGAATCGGAGATGTGGTTGCCACCGAACCGGAATTCTATGACAAGCTTGTTGAGTGTTTTCCGCACATTGACGCTCAAAGAAGAATATGGAAAGACTTCGATGTTGAGAAGTTGATTTCTAAGTATGCCAAGGATGGTTTTACTGGTGCATCCAACTTCATCAATGATTTTATTATTGGCGAAGAAGCAGCTCGGTCTGCAAGAACTTTCGTAGCGAAGTTTAGGCAGAAGCACGCAACGGACCCAGGTGGATACCCACTAAATTACTTAATCAGAACTCTTCTCTTAAATCAGTTTGACTCAAACTCTCCAACCCCAGTTGGTCCTAAGACAAAAGCTCATGCCGTTAGAACAATTGAAGCAACAGAGGAACAAAGTGAAACATTTGAATATTAATTACGTAAAGGCAAGCGACTTAAAGATTCCGGAATGGAAGGCAACGCACATACTCCGTCCAGACTTGCTTGTCTTGTCTGCATCGCTAATGGAATTTGGTTTTATTGAGCCAATCCACATCCGAGCATCAACCAAGGAAGTTATAGACGGAAGCGAAAGACTCAGACTGGCCATGAATGTTTCAAGAATTGCCGATGCTCATGGGGACATGATTCCAGTCATCGAGCACGATTGCGATGGTCTGACCGCAATGATGATGCATCTACGCCTAAACAGGGGGCGCGGAAACCTGGTTTCAAAGAAGATTTCCAACATAGTACGGAAGCTAAAGCAGTCTGGAAAATACAATCGCCATGATTTTGATTCGCTTTTGTGCATGAAGACTGACGAGCTTGAGGTAATGTTAGAGGCGTCAATCATCAAGACGAGAAACATAGCTGAACACACGTACTCCCGTGCTTGGGTCCCAATTGAGGCTCCTGCAGGAACAGTGGACAGCGAGCCAGTTGTAGAAAGACCACCGAATCCGGATAGGTGACGGTGATATAATTATTTTATTAGTCCGTCCAAAAACAAGGAACAATTAATATGCCACAGCCAATTCAAGGACCAACGCTTGCTGAAGTAGCTTTGAATCGAAGAGAAAATGAAAAACTTGTTAAAGCGAGGGGTGTTCTTTCCAAAGACGGCAGGGACAGACTGAAGAAGGCGCTGAAAGCTCCAGACATGACTGGTGCCACTCAGAAAGAAAAAGCCAGACAAAGACAGATAGCCAGGGAACTCAAGAAGTACAGAACAGGAGCAAAGGGCGCTCCGTCGACACGAAAAGCCAACGCTCTTTTCAACGAGTCTGGAAGAATTGGCGCAAGAGCAAGAAAACGAGCAGCTGAAAAAACAGCAGCAGCAGCCAAGAAGGCAAAGAAGGCCAAGAAAGCCGCTAAGAAGGCACCCGCCAAAAAGGCTGCTAAAAAGGCTCCAGCCAAGAAGGCAGCCAAGAAGGCAGCACGACCAGTTAAGAAAGCAGCCAAGAAAAGTCGCTAGGACTTAATTATTGAGTTGTAAATAATTAGTGCTTTTCTTTAAAGTGCTACAATTGGACTGAAAAGTTGCAACCTCAGAGGTAAGCCATGCTTGTATCAGTTCACGATTTAGTCACATACATGGACATTTCGCTGTCTATGCGTCAACAAGATGCTGCCGAGATGGTTCTTGAAGGTCTTCAAAGCGAGCTAGAAGCGTATCTTCGCAGACCTGTCGAGCCAACAGA